AGATCGTAGAAGAATGTTCCCTTTGGAGCGAGTCGAAAGACTCGGATTTTCATTTAAGTAGAGAGAATCATCCTGAAGTTTTTTCTTATGAGTCAATTCATTATGTTGTTCGAAATACAGAGAAGCGTAAGATTGATAAATATGAAATTCCTAAGGGGACACCATGCGAAATCCAAATTAGAACGCTAGAACAACATGCATATGCTGAAATATCTCATGATTTATTTTATAAAAAAGAAAAGCGCGATAATGCTGAAATATCAAGGTATTTAGCTCGAACAGCCGCTTTTAATGAGGAAAGTGACGAGTTATTCAAAATGATATATGAAAAAGTTGAAGAGGATAATGTAAATTATGAAACAATTATGAGTGAATTGTTAAAAAAATACTCTCTTCTTAGTTTGCAAAGCGATAAACTGAATCGAGCTGTATACGATAATATTGATTAAAAAGTATAAAATAACAGGAAAACAGGTAATAAAGTTTATAGAAGATAATAATTTTATTTTAAAGGATATTGAAAGACAAAATGAAAATCTTCTGTTTAAACAACCAGTAATTTTACTATTGTATTACTTGGTGGAAAATTATATTCATGAACTAGATGATATATGGGATTTTCCAGAAGACATGTTAACACCAATTAAATGTGATTTAGGGAAATCATTTGACTAAAGTAGAACAATAGGATGTAAGGAAATGATTATACCGACATGGGCAACTCTTCGGGGTTGCTTTTTCTATACTCAAAAACGAAACGAATGAGAGGTGGTGAGGCTTGGCAAGAGCACCTAGCGGTAGCTTGCAACGTGAAAATTAAATTTTAAGGACATTTAGCTCAGTGGTTAGAGCAACCGGCTCATAACCGGTCGGTCCTGGGTTCGAACCCCAGAATGTCCATGAAAACATAATAATATTATAACAAATTACTTGACATATCGTACACCATATGATATTATATATACATAAGGAGGTGAGATACAGATGAGTAACAGAAACCGGAGAAAGCCGGAAAACAAAAAGTCCGAAATCGACTGGAAGAGCTGGACACTCGGAGCGATAACGGACTTAGCCATCGGAATCATCTTATTGGTTCTCGATAAGCTATTAAATTAGCAGAGAGGGGCGAGAGCCCTTCTCTTACAAAGAATATAACATATTTACTCATCTGTGTAAAGCATGTTGTGGAAACTTGGAATTTTTTTCATTGCAATCGGTTTAATAAAACTTTGCTGTAGCGCTGTCCATGTATTAATGAAACGGAGGGATAACAATGCCGATAGGTAGCCCAAAGCCTCAGACAGTTGCAACTCGAAAATATGAAAAGAAGACAGGGTGGATGTCAAAGTCATACAAAATGAAAAAAGAAGTTGTAGATGACTTTGCAAAGGCTTGTGAACTGGCAGGAGTCAGTCAGGCTGGCCAGTTAATGAAAATGATGCAGGAATTTATAGAACAAATTACGAATGAGCACTCGGAGTAATCCGGGTGCTTTTTCTATACATAAAATACCGCGGGATAAAGTAACGGAAACTTACGGGCCTCCTTAGCCTGGAATGGCGGTTCGAATCCGTCTCCCGCTATTAGGAGACAGATATGCTGAAGAGTTGTAAGTACTGTGGAAGAATCCACGACAGCAGGATAGACTGCGGAAAAAGACCTATACGTAGAAAGAAAAGAACAGACCAAAGTGATTTCCGAAGCACAGAAGCATGGAAGAGAAAGAGCATAGAGATCAGAACCAGAGATTTCTATCTCTGTCAGATCTGTCTACGTAAAATGTTCAACACAGCACCACAGCTCAATAGAAGAAACATAGAAGTCCATCATATCATACCAGTCGCAGAAGACTGGGATAAACGCCTTGATAATTACAATTTGATATCACTGTGCAATAAACATCACAATCTGGCAGACTCCGGAGGCATTCCAAGGGATCTGCTTTTAAGCATTGCAAGGCATCAAGAGGAAAAATAGCACCCCCCGCCATGCAATAGCGAAAAAATTCAGAAGTCCCACGACCACGTATGCCCCACGATTTATAATTTATTCCCAGATCAGCATTTTGAAATTAAAAGGAAGGAGGGAGAAGGCAAGGCCTACACCATCAAAGACGGTTAGCATCATCCGGTCAGAAGGAAAATCTCACAGAACCAAGCGCGAACTCAGACAGAGAGAACAGGCAGAAAAAGCAGTACTTACAGGGATTCCGTTGAAAGAAAGACTGGAAGTCAGAGAAAATGAGACAGCACACAAAGAATTTCTGAGATTGAAAAAACTGCTTGAAAAAATTGACAAATTCGATGACATGTACGGCGCTGTAATAAACAGATACTGCATTTTGTACGCAGAAACAAAAGAATTTGAAGAGAAAAAAGAACGGTTTTACAGACAACTCTGTGACCTGGAAGAGAACAAAGAAGAACTGCTTGAGACAGAACAGATGACATATGGAGAATATTATAAAACAGAGACATCAATGCAGAAGAATCTGATTGCTTTGGACAGACAGGTGCAGGCGAAGAGAAGGATGCTCTCCGATATCGAAAAAGAGAACATCATGACGATTGCTTCTTCTCTTAGATCAGTTCCGAAAACCGAAGCAAAGAAAAGTAATCCATTGAAAGAAGCGCTCGGAGGATGAAAGAAGGAAAAGCATATCGTTATGCACAGTGGTGCGTAGAAGAAGACGGGGGAAAAGTCCCCCAATATGTAAAAAAACAGGCTGAAAGCTGGCTTCACATCGCGGATGGAGATAATCCGGACGCCTATGTAGATGAGCAGGAATATGAGAAAATCTGCAAGCTGCTAAAATTAATGATCCATCCGGACCTACGATGTAGCATCTATGAAGGACTGGAAGAATACGCATGGTTCATGACTGTCGCAGGACTCTGTACATTCTGCAGAAACACAGAACGGAAAAGCAGGTTCTATGTAACAATTCTGCTTGAAATAGCAAGAAAGAATTTCAAAACATTCAATTCAGCGGTGATTTTTATCCTATTGATGCTGACAGAGCCGGATTTCTCCAGATTCTTTTCGGTTGCACCGGATCTGGCACTGTCGTCAGAGCTGAAGAATGCAATCCGGAAAATCATAAAAGTCAGTCCGGTACTCTATAACGAAGATGAACCGGCATTTAAACTCTTGCGAAGTCAGATTAAATGCCTGCTTAATGATAATGAGTACACTCCGCTGGCATACAGCCAGGACGGAATGGATGGTAAACTGGCAAATGCGTTTCTGGCTGACGAAGCTGGAGCCTTAGATGCATATCCAGTAGAAGCAATGCGCTCATCTCAGATCACACTTTTAAATAAACTTGGAATCATCATCAGTACCCAGTACCCAAATGATAACAATGTGATGCTGGACGAAATAGACATTGCAAAGAAAACACTTGACGGACTTTTGGAAGATCAGCGGTATTTCGCACTGCTGTATGAGCCGGATGACGAACTGAAGCATGGAGATACATGGAGGACAGATGACCGGGTGATCTATCAGAGTAATCCGGTTGCAGTGACACATCCGTATATTTTTGAAGAAATCAGGAAGAAACGTTCACTTGCAATCCTGTATGAGAACAAGAGAGAAAATTATCTCTGTAAGCACAACAATATTCTGTATAAGGGACTGGGAGTTGAAGGTTATATCGATATCCAGAAAGTAAAAATGTGTAGCGAAGATTTACCAGACGACTTCTGGAAGGGAAAACAGGTATGGTGTGGACTGGATCTGTCAATGACAAACGATAACACATCATTTGCAATGGTAACAGAACAGGACGGAACAATCTATGCAAAAGTCTGGGGGTTCGCTCCTTCGGATAGAATAGACGAAAAGTCCATGAAAGAAAAGGTAGATTATCGAGCGCTGATCAGAAAGGGTGAATGCTTTGCCTGCGGAGATGAGGTTATTGACTATGGGTTCGTAGAACGTTTTATTATAGGACTGCCAGAAAAATATGGAGTGGAAGTTATGCAGGTGGGATATGACAGATATAATGCAATATCGACCGTTCAGAAACTGGAACAGAATGAGATAGAGTGCGTTGAGATCAAACAGCATAGTTCGGTACTACACATGCCTACTAAATTGTTGAAAGAGCTGATTCTGAAAAAGAAAATTCGGTATGCTACAAACAGGATGCTTGAAATCAACTTTCAGAATGCAAGATGTACAGAAGACACAAACAAAAATTTGTATGTAAACAAAAAGAAATCATCCGGAAAGGTAGACATGGTTGTATCGCTGATCAATGCCATGTACCTGTTACAGCAGGAACTGCTGTATGGAGAAGATGATTTTGTAGTTCAGACGTAATTGCACCGGCGTAAGAAGAGGAGATAACAAATGAACATATGGCCGTTTGGCAAAAGAAAACATGAAGTAAGGGCAGATACCATAGTGAATCCGTCAGAGCAGGTGGAATCAGACGCACTTTTAAGTGCACTGCTCGGAAAGAATGTAATGACAAAGGAAAAAGCATTGGAAATTCCCGCGGTACAGGCATGCATTAATCTGATCGCAGGAACAATATCGCTGCTTCCGGTCAATCTGTATCAGAAAGACAAGGAAGGAAATGTCCGGGAAGTCAGAGACAGAAGAACCTCTCTCCTGAACAATGATACAGGAGACACGCTGACAGCTTCACAATTTTGGAGAGCAATCATCGAAGATTACTATCTGGGGAAAGGCGGGTATGCTTATATCAACAAACCGGGAACGGAGGTTGAGAGCATTCACTACGTCGACGAGACTCACATTTCCATCATGAAGAATACAGATCCGATTTTTAAAGATTATGACATTCTGGTACAGGGAAAATCATACAGACCTTACCAGTTTTTTAAAATTCTAAGGAAAACGAAAGATGGTATGACTTCCAGAAGCGTCATGGACGATAATCAGCTGATTATCGGAGTATCATACAGCGAGCTGACATACGAACAGAGCCTGGTGCAAAAGGGTGGAAACAAAAAAGGATTCTTGAAATCTCCGAAGAAATTAACAAGAGATGCAATGGACGCACTAAAAGCTGCTTTCAGAAGATTATACAGCAATGCAGAAGAAACAGTTGTGGTTTTGAATGAAGGAATGGAATTCCAGGAATCGTCCAACACATCTGTTGAAATGCAGTTGAATGAGAACAAGAAAACAAATTCAGCAGAAATTTGCAAGCTGTTTGGAATCCCTGACGGGATGATCAGCGGAAACCCAACTGAAAAAGACATAGACTGTTTCATCCGGACCTGCACCATTGTGATGAGCGATATAGAGTGCAGTCTGGACAGGGATCTGCTCCTGGAATCAGAGAAAGGGACATATTACTGGTCGTTTGATACGAAAGAACTGACCAGAGGAAATATTAAGGAACGTTACGAGGCTTACAAGATCGGACTCGAAAAGAATTTTCTCCAGATTGATGAAGTCAGAGAAAAAGAAGACTTGGAACCGATTGGATTCAAGTGGATTACACTTGGACTTGACAGCGTTCTCCTTAACCCGGAAACCGGGCAGGTTTATACACCGAACACCAATGCTGTACAGAATATGGATGTCATTCAAACGGGATTCATAGATTCCACAACAAAAGGAAAAGAACAAAATGAATAACAGGATGGAGGGAAGCAAAGGAAAGCAGAATTAAGAGCTGACGGGCTCCATATCTCTGGATATGTCAATGTACCCGGAAGAGAATCACGACCAGTGCTTACACCACGCGGGAAAGTGGTCGAAGTGATTGAACAGAGGGCATTTGAGCGTGCAATAAGCAGAGCGGCAGATATCAGAATGCTTCTGGATCATGACAGAGGACACGTCCTTGCAGATACTGCAGACGGGACATTGACCGTCAGGGAAGATGAAGTAGGACTCAGAGCAGAATCTGTCGTAACCGACCCAGCGGTCATCGAAGGGGCGAAGAAAGGGTTGCTGAAGGGATGGTCATTCAATATGAAGAATGTGGTGGATTCTATTGAGGACAGAGCCAATCAGTTGCCTATCAGACATGTAAAAGACTTCGACATGGATGAGATTACACTTGTAATGAATAAAATTCCGGTATATTCATCCACATCAGTGGAAGTGAGAGCCGGAACAGAAGAAGAGGTGGAAACCAGGGCGATGTGTATGGAAACTACATATACAGAGAACCTTCCACCGAAAAAAGGATATGATAATACAAAGTTTCAGGAAAGAATTAATAAATTGAAAAAACAGGAGGAAAAATAAGAGGAATAAATTTAAAAAACTTGCAGAACAGAGAACACAGTATGAGCAGCAGTTACAGCAGATCTTAGACAAAGCTGAGCAGGAAGAAAGAGCACTGAATGATGAAGAAATGCAGTCCTTTGATGACCTTGAAAAGAAAATTAAAGACATCGATGATACAATCGCTGCATTACAGAGAGCCAGGGACATTCTGAAAAAACCAGAAGAAACAGAAGACCAGGAAGAAAAGGACAATAAAGAAACAGAAGACCAGGAAGAAAGAGCATTTGCGAACTACATCCGTGGCATTATATCTGAGGAAAGAGCGTCAAATCTGACATCTGGGGACAATGGAGCAGTGATCCCGACATCTATTGCAAATAAAATCATCAAAAAGGTGTACGAAATCTGTCCAATTTATCAGCTTGCAACCAGATATGACGTGGGCGGTACACTGTCCATTCCTTACTACAATGAGGAAACTACAGCGATCACAATGGCATACGCTACAGAATTTAGCGAACTTGAATCCAATTCCGGAAATTTCAAATCTATTGAGCTGAAAGGATTCCTTGCAGGGGCACTGACAAAAGTATCCAAGTCTCTTGTTAATAATTCTCAGTTTGATATCACCAATTTTGTTGTGAACCAGATGGCTGAGAACATTGCAAGATGGATTGAGAATGAACTTCTGAATGGAACCGCAGATAAAGTGGAAGGCGTATCTAAGGCGAAACAGGTTGTAACTGCGGCAGCAGGTACCGCGATTACAGGAGATGAGCTGATCGACCTGCAGGAAACTGTTCCGGATGTATTCCAACCATCTTGTATCTGGATCATGAATAAAGCCACCAGAACTGCAATCAGAAAGCTGAAGAATTCTGATGGTGATTATATTTTACAGAAGGATGCAACAGCAAAATGGGGCTACACTCTGTTTGGCAATGACGTGTTCTGTTCTGATAATATGCCGAAGATGGCAGCAGGAAAAACTGCAATCATATATGGAGATATGAGCGGCTTGGCTGTTAAAGTATCTGAGGACATGAACATTGAAGTCCTGAGAGAGAAGTTTGCAACAGAACATGCGATTGGTGTCGTTGGATGGCTGGAAATGGATTCCAAGATTGAAAATGAACAGAAGATTGCAGTTCTGAAGATGAAAGCAGCAGACTGAGAGGAATAACCGATGAAGATAGAAGCTATGGTCAGCTTCTGCGGAGTTCTGTCAATGTCAAAAGGAGAAATCAGAGATTACAGCGTTGAACCTGTAGTCTCTGATCTGATGGAAGCTGGTTATATCAGAGAAATTTCTGAAAAGACTGCGGAAAAGACAAAACCAGATTTGCAGAAAACAAGAACTACAAGAAAGACTGTGAAAAAATGAAAGTAAATGAGATCACTCCGGATATCGTTGCGGAACATTGCAGAGCGGATGACTACAGCGAGGAAGAGTTTCAGAGGATTCTTGATGCATCAAAAGCTTATATAAGGTCCTATACAGGACTGAATGATAAAGAAATCGACATGCATGAAGACCTTGCGATAGCAGCACTGGTCCTGTGTCAGGATATGTACGATAACAGATCTGTTTATGTTGATAAAAACACGACAAACAAAGTGGTTGAAACAATTCTTGGAATGCATTGTATAAATCTGCTGTAGGAGGTACATGCAAGGATTAATGCTGGAGCATTGAATAAACGCATTTCGTTTCTCAAATTCGTTATAAAAGAAGATGAGATGAGGCAGGCCAAAGGAAGCTGGGAAACATATAAAAAAGTATGGGCAACAGTAAAGCCTTATAAATCCTCAGAATGCAATTTTATGGGAAAACTAAAACCGGAGGTATCGCATCGAGTGTATGTGAGGTTCAGAAAAGACATCACTGCTGAAATGAGAATCCTCTATCATGGACGAATATTCCAGATTGCAGGGGTTCCGATCGATCTTGATGAGAAACACGAGCTTCTTGAGATCCAGTGCGAGGAGGTGTTTGAGAATGCGGAGTATCAGTTTTGACTTTGATTCTTCTGATCTGGAAAAATCGCTTAAAATAGCATCTCGGCAGTTCCCGGCATCAGCGGAAATTGTCCTCAAGAAAGAATCCAGAAACATAGCGAAAGATTTAAAGGGAAGAGTTGATTCTGAAGCAAAAGGGCACCATTATGCAGGACAGGGAGCAACACATAAACCTCTGGCAAAAAGCTTCCGACAGGGGAAAGTAATGCGATCAGGAAGTAAGGTTACGGTTGCGGTTACAACGACAGCGCCGCATTATCACCTTTACGAAGAAGGACATGCGATGATAACACATAAAAGTAAAGACGGAACACATGGACTAAGACAGGTCGGGGAAGTTAAAGGCAAGAAAACTGTAGCTAAATATATGTCACAGCGAGCGGATCATGCGGAGCTGATTGGACAAGAGCTCCTGCAGGAAATATTGAAGGAGGCAGGATTTGACTCTTAAAGAAATAAAAAAAGCGGTCAATTCCGCTCTGAAGGAGAAATATCCGGACGTAAAAATATACGGAGTAGATACAATAGAGGGGTATATGCGCCCTTCATTTTTTGTATATGTAACGCAGACTTTTTCGGAATCGACTAAAAATGCAACTCACAAAAATGTGGAAATAGAGATTGATTTTATACAAAGAGCAGCAAATGAAGAGGAAGCAATGAAATTTTTCGCTAGGATGGAAGAATTATTTGGACAAAAAGTGACAGCAGGAAACAGAAACCTGAACACAAATAACATGGAACTGGATTTCCAGGGAGAAAATTTGAATATTCCTGTATGCCGGTTCGATGTAGAATTCTGGGATCAGATTCCGAGAAAAGAAAACTATGACACAATGAAAGAATTAATATTTGCACAGGAGGTAAGGAATTAGGGGTTTACCGGTGATGAATGTCGTATTTGTGGCGGCAGCAAGAAAATCAATTAGGCGATCTGAACGCGGAATAGTGGGAATGATCATAAAGGACGCGGTTGTCCCGGATGGAAATCCGATTACAATCTACAAAGAAAAAGACATACCCGAAACGTTGAGCGCAGAGAATAAAGAACAAATTAAACTGGCAATGAAAGGAAATGATACAACTCCGCGAAAGATAGTTGTATATGTTCTTGCGAAAACAGAAGAAGATTACAGAAAGGCTCTTGAATACTTTGAAATAAAAAAAGTAACATGGCTTTGTTGCCCAACAGTAAAAACAGATGGCCAGGAAGAAGAAATTGTAACATGGGTGAGAGATCAGCGAGAAGGAAATAGAAATAAAATAAAAGCGGTTCTTCCGGACAATACTGCGGACAGTGAAGGAATCGTGAATTATGCTACAAGCGAAGTAACAGTAAAAGGGAAGAAGTACGGCCCAGAAGAGTTTTGTTCCCGGATTGCAGGTCTGCTTGCAGGAACATCGCATAAAATATCATCGACCTACGCAGTTGTCGAAGAGGCGAGTGAGTGTGAAAAGCTGGACAGAGATGCCTTAGATGCTGCGGTAGATGCAGGGAAGCTTGTGCTTTTCTATGATGGGGAAAAAGTGAAAGTAGCCAGGGGAGTTAATTCTCTGACAACGGTTTCAAAAGGAAAAGCAGATCCATGGAAAAAAATACGTGTTGTAGAAACTATGGATATGATGCATGACGACCTGGTCCTGCTTGCAGAAGACAACTATGTTGGAAAATACCCAAATACATATAGCAATAAATGCTTGTTGATTTCTGCAATTGATTCATACATGAAAGAATTAGAAAGAAACGGTCTTATACAGGACTATGCAGTCGAACTTGATGTAGAGAAAATCAAAGAGTACATCATTGAAAACAAAGGCGTAACCAGAGACGAAGCGGAAGCAATGTCAGATGAAGAAATAAAAAAACAGTACACCGATGAAAAAGTGTTCATGAAGGCATCCGTAACTATCGTTGATGTCATGGAAGATATTAATCTGGAAATTGCTGTTTAAGGAGGAACCACAAGGAATAATTACACACCAGATCGTGTTATTAATGGAACGTTTGGAGAGTGCTGGATTGATAATGATTATATGGCGGAAGCAACGGCGCTCCAGGCAAAGATGAAACTTGATACAAGCGAAGTAAAAAGAACAGGGACATTGGAGAAAGGATACAAAATAACTGGAATCAGTGGATCTGGTACACTGAAATTAAATAAGGTTACATCCTATTTCTTGAAAAAAGTGTCTGAAAACCTGAAAAAAGGTAAAGCCACGAGGATGACAATTATCACGAATTTAGAGGATCCGGAAGCGTTTGGGGCAGAAAGGATTCGACTGGATGACTGCGTGATCACGGAATTGACAATTGCAGACTGGGAAGCCGGAAAACTGCTGGAGGAATCAATCCCATTTAATTTCAGTGGTTTTGAAGTCCTTGATACAATTGATGCATAAAGGAGAAAAAACATGAACTTAATTGACAAACTGCTTTGCGTAGACAAGGCGAAAGCGGAAGAAAAAGAAACAAAACAAATTAAATCAAAGAAGCTGGAAAGGTTAGTGGGAGAGGACGCAGAAATAACAATTAGAGAACTGTCCGGAAAACGTTATAACAGTCTGCAGGCAATGCTGTATGACAAGAATGGAAACAGGGATATGGCAGCTGTTTATGATTTTAATCTGATGTGCTGCGTGTATGGAATTGTAGAACCAGACCTGAAAAATGAGAAACTCATGGAACACTTTGGCGCTTCGACACCGAAGGATTTGGCAGCGGCTTTATTTGGAGTAGAATCGGGGTCTATTGCAAGCGAAATTGTTAAACTTTCCGGACTTGGAGAAGATGCTGAGGAAGAAGTAAAAAACTCATAAAGGTGGACGGCGAAGCAAGCGTGGCTTATGCACTGTTCCGCCTAAAGAAATGGAAACCATCGGAATATTACGATATGGGCGCAGGTGAACGTTTGATCACTCGCGCCTTTTTAAAACAAGAAGTGCAGGACATAAAAGAGGAGATGAGAGACAAGGGCAGGTAAGACAGTTGCAGCAGTTGTAAAGCTGATTGACGATTTCAGCAATCCGTCGAGAGAAGTAGCGGCACAGGCGCGCGACCTAGAAAAACGATTTAATAGTGTTGCGGGCGTATTTTCTCACGCAGGAGAAGCATTTACTGCTGCAGGAGAAACATTGACCAAGTCGGTCACTGCACCATTGGTAGCGGTTGGAACTGCGGCAATTAAATTTTCCTCTGATTCACAGGATGCTTTCCAACAGTTCGCGGCGGCAACAGGAACCGCATCGAATGAAATGGGAAAATATAAAGATATGATCAATGATGTTTACAAGGACAATTTCGGAGAATCTATCAATGATGTGGCAGAAGCCATGGCGACTGTTAATCAGAACATGTCTTACTTGGACGACTCAGCTCTTCAGAGATGTACGGAGTATGCTTACACTCTATCGGATACATTTGGAGTAGACGTGGCAGAAAGTACAAGGGCGGCTGATTCACTCATAAAGAACTACGGTGTATCGGCAAGAGAGGCATTTAACCTTATGACACAGGGAATGCAGTCGGGTCTTAATTTTTCGGATGAACTTTTTGATAATATTGACGAATACTCCGTACAGTTCAAGAAGCTGGGACTGGACGCAGAGGATATGTTTTCTGTATTTGCAAACGGTGCACAGAATGGAGCTTTCAATTTGGACAAGATTGGAGATGCCGTAAAAGAATTCTCGATCAGGGCGATAGATGGATCAGACACAACGAAACAGGGATTCGAGGCCCTTGGAATGAATGCAGATGAAATGGCACAGAAGTTTGGGGCCGGAGGGAAAACTGCAAAAGAAGCATTCAATGAAGTAATAGAAGGACTTGCTTCTATGGACGATCCGGTAGCACAGAGTGCAGCCGGAGTAAACCTATTCGGAACCATGTGGGAAGATTTGGGACCTCAGGTTATAACATCTATGTCAACGGCGAGTGATGCTATAGATAAAAGCAGAGAATCTGTCGAAGGACTGGTAAATGTAAAATACGACACTTTATCAGGAGCTTTAGGAGGACTCTGGAGAACCATACAGGTGGATGTGCTGCAACCAATTGGGAACCAGTTGATTCCGTATGTCACAAAAGGGATTAATGCCATACAGAAATTTACGGACAAATGGAATAAATTAGGGCCGGCAACTCAGAAGACGATAGTCAAATTTGCAGCAGTAGCGGCAGCAGCAGGACCAGTTTTACTGGGATTTGGAAAAGTATCTACCGGAATTGGAACATTAGTTTCTGATACGGGCAAAATCGGTAGTGTGTTAAAAAAATTGACCGGAGCATCCGGATTTTCCGGGCTTGCAAAAGTTATGACCGGCCCGTTTGGGATTGCGGCAGCGGCAGTGGCAGCAGTGGCTCTGCTGATCTATAAAAACTGGGACAGAATTGCACCGATTTTACAGAAAATCGGACAAAGATTTGCGGATTTCTGGAAAACAGTACAGCCACAGTTGGAACCATTTATTAATCTTGTAAAAGAAGTAGCGTCTTACTTGAAAGAGACGTTGGAACCTGTTTTCAAAATAGTGTGGAAAGCAGCAGGAGATTATGTTGTTAAATTCTTTGATGATGTAAGCGTCATAATCGATGGAGTGCTTGGAGTGTTCGAAGGAGTTATCACATTCCTGACAGGCGTGTTCCAGGGAAACTGGGAAAAGGCATGGAATGGAATTGTTCAGGCGGTAGGCAGCATTTTCGGAACCTTGGAATCGCTTGTAAAGACACCACTTAATGCGGTAATCAACCTTGTAAATAAAGCAATTGGAGCGATTAATAAAATAAGTGTTGACCTCCCCAGTGCTGTTGGCGGAGGGCATATCGGATTCAATATCCCAACGATTCCGACTTTGGCGAAAGGCACTGATTACTGGCAGGGCGGAATCGTGCAGATAAGCGAAAAGGGTGGAGAAATTGTTGATCTTCCATCCGGAAGTAGAGTATATCCGCACGATGAATCTGTGCGGATGGCACGCCAGGATGGAAGGAAGAATTATTCTATTGCAATTGCAAAACTGGCAGATAGCATCGTGGTGAGAGAAGAGACGGATATCGACAAGATCGCCGAGGTGATTGTAAAGAGGATTGAACAGGCAATTGATAATATGCCGCAGACAGCATAGGAGGAGATATGGAATACTGGTTAAAGAATAAAGACAAATCAATACAACTTCCTATAAGACCGGCATCATTCAACGTGACCTTTGAAAATACACATCAGACTGTTAATGTGCAAACAAGAGGGGATGTAACAATACTTGGGAAAAAAGGACTTAAAGCGTATACGATTGAATCTTTTTTTCCGGCACAGGACTACCCTTTTGCAGACTATGCAAAAGACAGAAATCCTTGGGAGTATGTAAAAGAAATCCTCGGATGGCAGGAAACCCCTATTCAATTCATTATTACGAAAACAAAGATTAATAAAAATGTAATAATAACATCTTTTCAGTTCGGGGAAGACGACGGAACGGGCGATATAACATATTCAATCACTATGAAAGATTATCGTCCGCCAAAATATACGAAACCGTTGAAGGCGGTCCTGGAACCTGTAAAAACGGAGAAAAAGAAGCCGGAAAAGGAGAACAGTCGCTCAGACAATAAACCAAAGAAAAAAATTCATACAGTAAAAGGAAATGACACCCTCAGGAGTATCGCAAAAAAATATTACGGTTCAGGATCCTATGCGAACAAAATCTACAATGCAAACAAGACTGTCATAGAAAAAGCCGCAAAAAAGCATGGACGTGTAAGCAGCGCACATAATGGTGTAAATGGCTGGTATATATATGACGGGACAAAGCTGGTGATACCATGAAAATAATGTGGAATGATGCGAAAATAACCGGTTATGTAACGAGCGTGACTTGGGCTGGGAGTGCTAAACAGGCAGCCAGAACAGTCGTGTTTAGTGTTGCATACAGCCCGAATGATAAGAATGTCAAGACTCTTGGCATAAAATTAGGAGACAAAATTGTATTCTACCCAGGATATCCGGATGATAAAAAAACGAAATTTGTCGGAATTATTACCCAAAGAGAAAGAAAATCTGAAATGGGTGAGCTGCAGTATACAGCAACTGACGGCATGATGCATCTTTTGCAATCTAGCGGTACATACCGTTTTGCAAACAAAACCCCTGAAAAAATCGCACAGATGGTCTGCAGAGACGTAAAAGTAAAGACCGGATCCATTGCAAAAACTAAGATGCCTATTGCGAAAATATTCTTTCAGGAACGCCCGTATTATGAAATTATCATGGCTGCATACACAAAAGCATACCGAAAAAACAAGAAAAAATACATCGCACAAATGAACGGAGATAAGCTGGAAGTCATACAGAAAGGGAAAGTTATCCCCAATTTCCACATACGGCAGGGGGAAAGAATTACAGAGTCCTCATATACAGAAGATTTAGACAGCATGGTAAATCGTGTATATATCTATGACTCAAACAATAATAAAATTGGAAGTGTGAGTAACTCAAACTGGATAAAGAAATACGGCATATTTCAAAATGCGATATCCGTAGATAGCGGAAACGGGAAAACAGAAGCTAAGGCAGAACTGCAAGGCATAAATAAAACCGCAAATTTGACTATGATTGGGGACTACAGATGCGTTTCTGGATTAGGTGTGATTATAGAGGATTCCAGGACCGGACTGAAGGGAAAATTTTGGATAGAAAATGACAGCCATGAATGGAACGGTGGAGTTTATACGACAACTTTGGAACTTGCATTCAAAAACGTGATGGATATTCAGGAGGAAGACGAGGAACAGATTGCGAATTCTGCAGGCGGCAGCAGTACAACGACCAGCAATGCACTGGATGATGTACTGAATCAGGCACGAGCATGGATCGGAATATCAGGAAGCACGAATGAAGCCACACAATACTACGGGTACAATGGAGTTGCATGGTGCTGCATCTTTCAATGGTCAATCTTCAATAAATCTGGACATGGAGACCTGTTTATAGGTGGAGGAAAGACTGCAAGCTGTTCTGAGGTGACACAATGGTACCAGGCAAGGGGAAAATTTGGAACAACGCCAAAAGTTGGCGCACTGGTAGTGTACGGACCGGGTGGAGGAAGCCATATAGGCTTGGTGGAAAGTGTTTCCGGATCGGGAATCAACGATTATGTGTCTATTGAGGGAAATACAAGCGGTGCAACAGGCGGGCTTGCAGCACGAAAGCAGTATGGAAATCGAAGAAGTGACGTATATGGATTTTGTTACATTGACTATCCTGTTACAACAATATCAGTTGGAAGCGGCGCGACTATATCTGGTACATCCAAACCGGTACCAGCGGGATTGCAACAATCCGGCATATGCCCATGGGATTATACAATATATCCATATTGGTATAGTCGATGGAATGGTGATTCTATGCAAAGAAGGGTTGCAGATATATGGAATGCGAAAGGACGAGCAAGCGATCATGGCATAGCGACTATAGATGGTTATTATCTTGTTGCTGTGGGATCATATTTTGGATCTTGTGGTGACCTTATAAGTTTTACTCTGGAAGGAGGAATAAAACTGAATTGCCTTGTTGCTGATGAAAAAAACGCAGGAGACAGTAGCGGTAGTGTTTATGGGCATTGGCAGGACTACCCGGCTTCTGGATGGTCGATTATAGAATGGGAGAGTATGGGCGGAAGCGATTACTCAAACTCGGGAGCACTGTTAAATGTAAGTCAGTGGCAGGGGAAAAAAGTAACTGCAGCTATTAATGGAGGAAGATATCAAGGTCTATAAATACATATGAACGGTTCGTAGAGCAAATGAGAAAAGCTGGAAAATTCTATAACCCTCCGGTACCTCAGCTTGGAGTTATGATGGAGTCGGGAAAGGTTAGAGTAGACACGATGACGTTAAAAAAAGAAGATTATCTAATAGATTGCAATTTGCGCTTGGACCCGAACAAAAAAATATTCCTGCATACTTCAAAACCTGAATCGGCAGAATATATGACAGACTCCGACCATAATGTCACTATGGAAGAATATAGAAAAAACATCTTAAAAGAAGGAGATATCGTTCTTCTCTTGAAACTGCATAAACATGAGAAATACATTTTGATTGCAAAGGTGGTGGAAGCAGAATGATGTTTCCGTTTGAAGAAACTGAAGAAGAAACTCAGGAAGAAAATTTATATATTCCCAGGGAATATGGAATTGATTTTGAGACAGGGCAACTTTCCGGAAAGATGGTCGAAGGATACGATGCGCTTCTTGTGTGGGCGTGGTTGGCGTTAAGAACACCACGCTATCGGTATTATATCTATTCAGAAGATTATGGACAGGAATATGAGAATCTTGTAGGAAAGAGTTATTCTGAAGAACTGACAGATTCCGAACTGGAGAGGATGACGGAAGAATGTCTGACAGAAAATCCGTATATAACCGGAATTGAGAATTTTTCATGCATAAAGCAGGAAGAAAAGATTACGCTGACGTTCAGACTTATAACAGAACTCGGAGACGGGGAGGTGAACACAGATGTTTGAAGAAATGACTTATGAAACAATAATGCGCTCAATGATGGAAGATATGCCAGATGATATCGACACATCGGAAGGCAGCCTGATATTTAATGCATGTGCAAAACAGGCAGTAAGGCTTGAGGAAGCTTATTTGATACTTTCAGGAATTGAGAAAAACATGTACGCGGACACTGCGGATCTGGAACACCTTATCAGGAATGGAAATGACAGGGGGTGCTACATCAATCAAGCGACATATTCGGAAATTACCGCTCAATTTAATTGTGAGGTGCCATTAGGATCGAGATGGAATCTTGATGAATATAACTACACTGTTTTTAATGTGATAAATGATGCGGAACATATATACAGGCTTGGATGTGACGAACCAGGAGCAGAACCGAACCATATTACAGGAGAACTTGACCCTATTGAATATGTAGAAAATTTTGAGTGGGGTAGAAGTATCAAGTGTATTCTGGAAGGCACTGATCAGGAAGAAACAGAAAGCTATCGTGCAAGACTGTTAGCAACTTATAATTACCGAGGGTTCGCCGGAAACCGAGAATATTACAAGAGCCGTGTTAAAGAGCTGAGAGGTGTCTATGGATGCAAGCTGGAACGGGTGAAAACGCCATCTGACAGAATTGCGATAACTATTATTGGACAGGACTATAGAACGCCACCACAAGATGTTATTACTGCAACACAGACGGCAGTAGATCCGGTCGTAAACAGTGGAGAAGGAGAAGGATTTGCGCCAATCGGACACAGGGTGTTCATTACTGGAGTAAAAGAAACAACCGTAAATATCACAACGACTATAACATGCGAATCCGGATACACTACAGAAGCTTTAACGAGCTATATTAATCAGGCTGTCGATGAATATCTGCTTAGTCTTCGAAAAGGATGGGAAGAAAACGACACGATTATTGTACGTATTTTGCAGATAGAAGCTGCGATTGTAAAAATTAAAGGAATAATAGATGTCACAGGAACACTGATCAATGGGACAGATGACAATCTACAGATAACAGATAAATCAGTCCCGGTAAAAGGGGAGATTACATGCACATAAAAGTGGAATATCCGGAAGCTGTAATAAATATCCGGGAAATAAAAGCGTGCATCGACGCAGGAGACACTATTGGTGAAATTCTTGAAAGACATTTGGAAGAAATAGATCAGGATATCACAATTAAGACATCTGCAGAGTCAGGTATAAAGCACAGAGAAAAGATCCTTGGAATCCAGCCTCTTGATACGGCGAGCCTGGAAGACCGGAGACTGGAAGTTCTTTTGAGGTGGTGGTCCAGCCCTGTATACACAGAAACAACGCTGCGCCAGAAACTGGACGCAGTACTCGGAAGAGAAAACTATATACTGGACATTGAACTGGATAAAAAACAGGTATCATGCCAGGTTGAGGTGACGAGAAAGTATATGATTAAGGGAGTAGAAGATCTGTTTGAACAGATGGTTCCGCTCGATTATTTGCTAGAAATAATTCTTAGATACAATCAATACAAAAAATACAAACCTTATACATATAAGCAGCTAAAAGAAAAGACATATTACCAGCTGCGGAATGAGGAGGTAACATTTGCAGAAAACAACTAATTATGGATTTCCAAAACCGGAGGATGATGATTTCTTTAACGTGAAAGATTTCGCAGACATGATGGACAAGGTCGATGAAACTCTTGCAAAAGTAGAAAATGCTGGAGGAATTTATGTTGGAGGGACAAATCTTTCGACGGAAGCTACGATTAACGATGAAGAAGCAGAATACTCTGTTCTGAGCAAAAATGCAAGCTCTATATCAGAAATAACGTTGTTCTCAAAAAGTCTTGCACTGAAAATAGGAACATATTCAGTTATGATTCGCATGAAGGTTTCGGATATATCGAAAACGGATTCTGTTATATCTGTAAAAATCAGAAAAGGATCATCTGCCGGAGAAATCGTTAAAGAAATCCGCATTTCACCAAGCATGCTTGACGTAAACAATAAATATAAGATTTTGGGAACTATCGTAGACTTTGGGGAAGTGAAAAAAGGTACGAAAATGCACATCGAAGCGTCGATTTTAAAAACAACAATAATGGAAACAGTAACA